ATGACGGATAAGACGGCAAACGAATGCCAGCTTCCCTACACGCCTTCTTAATGCGATGCATCCTATCGTTATACAATTCTTCAGAATACATGGCGTACTCTCGGAATTGAGAATCAATGACGAGCGGCAATTGTTTCACTTCGATGTCACTCTTGTGATACCAATTGCACATTTCATCAATGACCCCCAAATCGAGGTTTCCCACGTAGCGCGCGTCACGCGGCGACCAAACAAATGATCTCTTCAGAAATGTAACTTGTTCGAGATTACGATAGTCCGCTACCTTGTCCCCTGTTTTGGCTTCATCCGTATATGTCACTCCAAAGAGCGACGCTACTTCTGTCACCGTGTTTTGATTGAAGAAAGCCGAAGCTTCCTTTGATACGTTTACCACGTTGTCATCACCATAAATGATAATGCTCACATGGTTAAGAAATTCCTGCATGTTCGCATACGCCGGGGGAGCGCATTTGAGCCAAAACAGGCGCATCAACATTTGTCCAATTACAGTATTAACCGTAGCAGTCAAGTACACACCAGATGGCATGCAGTGTGTCTGCCCATACACTACGCGGTCATAAACATGAACCGAGGAAGCGATGTCAAGAAATAAGGTCTTTCGCACAAGGCGATCCTCCTCATTCCCATCATACCACTCCTCAATCACATCCAAGGCCGCCCAGAGCAGTTGGGCCGACACACTGCCATCCCATCCAGAATAATCCCCAGCAAAAACGCGAGGACCATGCTTTTTCAGGTGTAGTGCAAGATTCTGCCAATCAATACTGTATGGATTAATGCCAATCGAAGATTCTGAGAATATGCGGTTTTTAGCTTGATGCGCGACAAATGAGCCAAAATACATTCTGAGAAGGATGGTGAAGTGTAAAGGAGACGCGGAAAACACGCGGGTTTTCACGGCTTCCACTTTTTCAAGCGGTCGCCTCTCGTCTTTATTCAGATCTTGCCAATACACCTCGATTCTTTTTCCAGCTTTCAGATCAATTAAACAATTTTTGATGTCTTCTTTGAGTTCCGGCGCAATANTGAAGGATTCGTTATCAATCCAACTTCTTTTGCCGGGCTTATTACGAGTTTTATTCTTGCAATATGGGAATCCTGGAGATGTTGTGAGAGTGAGTGGGCCATAAAATGGGTTGCCCTGCTCGCCGAAGCAAGCCTCCTCAAGCGAATAAACTTTCCGGTCAGAACTTTCTTCCGCGCCAACGTAAACTTGTGCCACAGCCTGTGAGACTTCAGTAAGTATGGTTTCGTCAATTAATGGATTGACTCCGCCGCACTTCTTCAGTCCAGAGAGTAGAGGGTCGATTAAGACCCCGTTCCTTTCTACAGGCCGTAACACCGCTGGAGCAGTTGTCGGTTCCTGAATGCACCCGGAGATTGAACTCGCCGCTATGCCAGTTGTTGAAATCTGGCCAGCTATTTGAACATGTTCACCCATGGGCATGAATGCGCCGTCTGGCCCTTGATGAAAGGCTTCAGACACATTTTTCAATGGTGGGGCATCATAAAGATCGAGTCCAGACTCTTCTAACCACCTCTCAATCCTTGCGGATGAAAGAGGGACAGAAAAGCCTTTTCCCTGATTTCCCGCCACATGCATGCCACAGATTTTACGTTCAAACTTGGGATTCAAGGCAACCAAT